GGAAATGGACGGAATGACTTACGTCGGAAAAGCTGGAAAGAAAGCTTGGAGGATGATAAGAGATGACCGCGAATTTCGAGGAGGTAACCTTGGTGGTTTCCGATGGTCTGACGATTTCGACGACGATGAGTCCGGTGAGGGAGATTTTGGTTGTACTGAGAGCTTGAAAGAAGCTATGCAGGTTTTTCGGGAGCGCCCCAGTGGTGGGGCAGTAACTACTACAATTGGGACTGTGACGGAGTCTCAGACAACGTCCGGCGAATCGGAAGGTTCGAAATCAACAGCTTCGGTGGCAAAGCCAAACAGCACCGCCCCGAAGAAGAAGAGATCGAAGAAATCGAAGAGCTTAAAGGATGGGTCTGGCCAGACAGGGGAAACCAAGCTACCAAGCAAAGTTTCCGACTCCACAGCAGGAAACTCAAGGAAGGAAACTGGCGACCACAAGGGGAAGAAAATGAGTGGATCATTGGACAGTTCATGGATGGCAACTTATACCCAAGAACTGCTCGACCAGACTTCACTAGGTGTCTCCGTGGAGGTGGCGGCAATTGCGGCCCGGTTGCATGCGAATGCAGCCACTGGGAAAACGCATACGCTGACGCTCTAAAAGATATTGTGAAAGAGTCCCACCCAGGTTTTCCCTGGATCAAACTTGGCAAAGACAATGAGTCAGTTTTGAGGGACAATGGATCAATTGTCAGGAGGGCAGTGAAAGAAAGGATGAGGGCGGTTTTGAACACTGGGGAAGAAATTTTTAAACTATCAGGTGAACAATTGGTTCAACGCGGTTTGGCTGATCCGGTGAAAGTTTTCATCAAGAATGAACCACACGGAATCAAGAAAGTTCAGGAAGGACGCTATCGAATTATATCGAGTGTGTCACTTGTCGATCAGATCATAACTAGGATGTTATGCGCAACACAAAACAAGGCAGAAATTGCCATGTGGGAACGTTGCCCATCAGCACCTGGGATTGGATTGCACGATGAGGGTTTGTTTGTAATTTGGGAACATGCAAAGACTATGTCAGAGCATGGAACAATTTGCGAAACTGACGTTTCTGGATGGGACTGGTCCGTTCAACAGTGGGAACTTGAGATGGATGCGGACATCAGGGCTAGACTTGCGGATTCAACGGACACGGATTTCCATTTCTTGTTGCGTTATCATGCACATTTCGTCG